AAAATACAGGTGGGCAAGAATCGACCTCTGCGAAAGCTGCTATAATGAGATAGTCAGGAGCTGCCACCGGATCCGTCGCGAACAGAAGGAGGGCTGATACCAATGAACACTAAAGCATATGACCGCTACCGGATAGACCGGAACGTATACAATGAGCTGAAATGGCTGTGCCGTCAGTACAACGACATCTGCCGGGAAATCGCGGACTGCTACGGAATATCAGCCGTGAACTACGACAGCACCGGAGCTGCTAAGGGCAATCATATCAGCGACCCTGTGCAGGAGCGTTCCGACAAGGCTATGCGGCTGCGCGAGGATATCGAGAAGATAGACCAGGCGCTTGAACAGACCGCCGCTGAGCCTATGCGGAAGTACATCAAAAAAGCAGTCACAGAGGGGCTTCCGTTCGAGTATCTCGGGAATGTTCCGTGCGGTCGGCGGCAGTTCTATGAGTATCGCATGAAATTCTTCTGGAATCTTGCCCGGCTGAAAAAAGGGTAACCATTTTTTCAAAAAACGTGATATAATAATATCATGAAATACTGAAAAGCGCCCGAAGCAATCGCCCGGGCGCTTTTTCTATGCAAGCAGGTGGTGATGTTGAATGATAAGAATTTAGTGCCGTTCTCAAATCGAAGCGAGAGCGAAGCAAGAGAAAACGGCAGAAAGGGCGGCAAGAAATCCGGCGAGACCCGCCGCCGCAAAAAGGCGCTGAAATCCCTGATGAACGACCTGCTCTCAAGCGGAATCGTGAACGACGACATATACAACATGACTGTAGACATGGGCTTCGGAGCAGACCCGACCTACGGCGCGGCAGTAGTCGCGGCGATGGTACGGCAGGCGGCGCTCGGGGACACCAAGGCGTTCAATGCGATAGTCGACCTTATCGGCGAGGGCAGCTCCGGGGAGCGCGTGAAGCTCCAGAAGAAGCAGGTAGCATTGCAGGAGAAGAAGCTCTCCGGCGAGGAGGAGCAGACCCCGGACGACGGCTTCCTTGCGGCGCTGGACGGCTCTGCGGCGGAGGACTGGAACGATGAAGATTAAAGCAGTGTTCAAGTTCAAGCCGTTCTCCCGGAAGCAGCGAAAAGTCCTGAACTGGTGGTGCCGCTCGTCCCCCGTCCGGGACTGCAACGGCATTATCGCAGACGGCGCTATCCGTTCGGGGAAGTCGGTCGCGATGTCCCTCGGGTTCGTTGTCTGGGCTATGTCGGAGTTCGAAGCCTGCAACTTCGCGATGTGCGGCAAGACTATCGGCAGCTTCCGCCGGAACGTCCTGTTCTGGCTGAAACTCATGCTTCGTTCACGGGGATATTCGGTGTCGGAACAGCGCACCGAGAATCTTGTGGTCGTTCGCAGAGGAAATATAGAAAATTATTTTTATGTGTTCGGCGGCAAGGACGAGCGCTCCCAGGACCTGATACAGGGTATCACGCTCGCGGGGGTGTTCTTTGACGAGGTCGCGCTCATGCCGGAGAGCTTCGTCAATCAGGCGACCGGACGCTGCTCCGTGGACGGGTCGAAATTCTGGTTCAACTGCAATCCCGGCAGTCCCGCGCACTGGTTCAAGACTGGCTGGATAGACAAGCGCGCGGACAAACGTCTGCTGTATCTGCATTTCACGATGGACGACAACCTGTCGCTGTCGGAGGCAGTCAAGGAGCGTTACCGGGGAATGTACACCGGCGTGTTCTTCAAGCGATACATACTCGGGGAGTGGAAATCCGCTGACGGCGTAATCTATCGCCAGTTCGCCGACGACCCGGAGCGGTTCATTCTCGACGAGGTCCCGGCGGATATCATCATTGGAACGATGGGGCTTGACTTCGGCGGAAACGGCTCGGCGCACGCGGGGTGTCTTGTGGGAATAACCCGCGGGTACCGCAGTATCGTGATTCTGGACGAGTACTACCGCAAGGAAGTAATCGACCCGGGAACGCTCACGGACGACGTCTGCGGTTTCGTTCAGCGCTCGCAGGCGCAGTGCAGGGCGACTTCCATCTGGTGCGACAGCGCGGAAACTACGCTCATAAAGGGCATACGCACCGAGGTGTTCGCGCGGCATATCCCGGTGGAAGTCCGCAACGCGCGCAAGGGCGAGATAATCGACCGCATACGGCTCTGTGACATGCTCATGAGCCAGGGCAGGTTCTTTATCATGCGGCGGTGCAGGCACACCATAGCGGCGCTCTCAGAGGCTGTCTGGGACAGCAAATCGCCGACCAGGGACAGGCGCCTTGACGACGGCTCGACTAACATTGACAGTCTTGACGCGCTGGAATACGCCCTCGAACCGCACGCGAACCGGCTCATAGAATTTGGAGGAATACATGAACGCAAATGAAATAGCCGCCGCATTCGGGCAGGAGTTCAGCGGCTCGGAATACTACAGCGCCTGCATAGACAAGTGGCGGCGCATATACCGCGACGACCCGGAGTGGCGGCAGACCGCAAAGGGCGGGCTTTTCTCGCGGGGAAAGCGGCAGCTCCTGCGGCTGAATATGGCTAAGGTGCTGTGCGATAACCTCGCGGCGCTGACCTTTTCGGAGCAGTGCGAGATTACGCTCGACCGCCCAGAATATCAGGAATACATAAACAGCGCGCTGAACGCGAACGGCTTCTGGAAACAGCTCCCGGAGCTCCTCAGCAAGGCTTACGCCATGGGCGGCGGGGTGCTGAAATGCTACCTCTCCGGCGGGAAGCCGAGGATAGACTACATCACCGCCGACCGCTTCGTTCCGGTGAGCTGGGACGGCTCCGGCGTGCAGTCCGGAATACTTTCGGGGACTTACACAAAAGGCAGGGACTACTTTCATCTGCTGGAGTACATGCAGCCTGGAAAGTCGGAGTTCAAGCTGTTCAAGGCGGCTTCTGACAGCGAGCTCGGGCAGGAATGCCCGCTTGCGGAGATGTTCCCGGATTTGCAGAATCCGGTCGTCTATGAGGGCGGCAAGCCGGTTTTCGCGTATTTCCGACCGTTCGTCAGCAATAACTCGGACTACGACACGCCGCTCGGAATGTCCGTTTACGCGAACTGCATAGATACGCTCCGGGCGCTTGATACGGTGTTCGACAGCTTCCAGCGGGAGTTCGTTCTCGGCAAGAAGCGCATAATCGTGCCGAGCAACTGCATTCAGACCATGGTTGACCCTGACAGCGGCGAGATAGTCCGGTACTTTGACGCGGACGACGAAGCGTTCATAGCGCTCCGGCATGAGGACGGCGAGAACCTGAAAATCACCGACAACACGACCGAACTCCGCATAGAACAGCACGTCAGCGCCATCAACGCGTATCTGAATATTCTGTGCATGCAGACCGGGCTGTCGGCGGGAACGTTCAGCTTTGACGTCCAGCAGGGCATGAAAACGGCGACCGAGATAATCTCCCAGGAGAGCAAGACGGCGCGCACCGTCAAGAACAACAAGAACCTGCTCACGGAAACGATAGAAACGGTCGTTCACGCGCTGATTCAGCTCGGGGTGATGTCCGGGGAGCTTTCCGCGCGGGAGTACAGCGTAACGGTCGGCTGGAACGACAACATCATCATCGACGACAACACGCTGATAGACAACAACATCAAGCTGGTTTCGGCGGGGCTGAAATCCAAGATAAAGGCGATAATGGAAGTCCAGAAGTGCGACGAAGCCACCGCCCGGGAGGAGCTTGAGCGCATGTCGCAGGAATCCGGCGGCGGTAATATTGCGGATTTCTTCGGTGACGAATCATGACCGCCCTTGAAGCCCTGAACCTCGCCGCTCCCATCGCCGACGCGTATATGAGCGTTGAGGAACGGTTACTCGTCCGGATAGCGCGGCAGCTTTCGCTGAACGACGACCACCAGCTGAACGAAGTCAGTAAATGGCAGTTAAAGCAGCTCGCGAAGCACGGGCTTCTCCGGCAGGAAGCGCACAAGATAATCGCGGCGGGCACAAAAGGCATTCCCGGGGACGTCGCGGATACCGTCCGGCAGGCGATAGACGACACGCTCGCCGAGGACGGAATCCAGGGCATGTGGCATGATAAGCGGTTCGCCGAGAGCGCTGCGAACGCTGTGAAGCACTACCGCAATCAGGCTAAAGACGTGTACAACCAGGTCAACACCGTCATGAAATACAAGGCTGAGAGCACGTTCGTCGGGGCGGTAAATTCCGTCGCGGAGAAATGGCAGGTTTTGCGCAACACGGAACTGGCAGGTACAAGCCAAGGCGGGTATTTTGCGCAAAACCGCGATATGCGCAGAGAGCAGGCTGAGATAGCCGACAAGCAGGACATGCTGAATATTCTGAACAGCAACACGGCTTCGGTCGTATCCGGCGCAGAGAGCCGCACAAAGGCAGTCCGCACGACGATACACGAGATGGCGCAGAAAGGCATTCCGGCGTTTGTGGATAAGTCCGGGCGGGAATGGTCTCCGGAAGCGTACGTCAACATGGATATTCGTGCGACGGTCAAGAACACCGCTCTGGAAGCGCAGTTCTCGACTATGGACAGCCTCGGGCAGGACGTGTTCGAGGTGAGCAGTCACCCCGGGAGCCGTCCGAAGTGCCGCCCCTGGCAGGGCAAGCTGATTTCGCACTCCGGCAGGACTACCGAGATAACCGACATCAACGGCAGGAAGCACAAGGTAATTCCGCTGTCGCAGACGAGCTTCGGCGAGCCTGACGGGCTGTTCGGCATAAACTGCGGGCATAGACCGCGCGGCGTTTCCGACGGGCTGTTCCGGAAGTCCTCCGTTGAGTATGATGATACCGAGGACAAAGAATTGTACAACAAAGTCTGCAAGCAGCGGGAACTCGAACGAAAGGTGCGGAAATCCAAGACGGAAGCTGATATGCTCGAAGCCGCAGGCGATACCGAGGGCGCAAAGGAAGTCCGCAGGAAAATGGCGGAGCAGAACAAGGCATTGAAATCCTACTGCGACAGCAACGGGCTGAAATATCGGTCGGACAGGGTGAGGACTTACGGGAGCGTGAAGCCAGACAACGACAGCGCCCGCCGCGCAGCTATGGCTGCGGAGATGAACAAACCGCAGACGGTATCAGCCGTGAGCAACTTCACTCCTGCAAAGACCGTGCAGGAGGCGCAGGAGTACGCAGGCAAGTTCATTGAGCAGCGGCTCGGGGATAAGACGTTCAAGGGCGCGGCTGATTTCAAGGGAATATCTGTTGAACACGCAAATGATATCAACCGTGCGCTTACAGATGTGTTCGAGCAATACGACTTTCCTAAAATCAGCGGTATCAAGTCTATTGACCCGACTTCCGCAAAGGGAAAGAAAATATTTTCAAGTGCGGACGCGGTTATGGCATACTCTCCCGTTGAGCATGGCGTTTACATAAACAAAAACGTCCTCAAAAATCCGGAAGCGCTTGCAGCATACAATAAACAGGCGCAGGAAGCATGGGATACCGTAATGAAGAACATGGACAACCTGACAGGCGCACAGCGTGAAATTGCTATGCGGTACAAACAGGCAGGGCGTTCTCTTGTCGGGGACGGTTCGGCGCATGACTATTTCGTTCATGAAATGGGACACCACTTGCAGTGGGAAGCGTTCGACGCCAAAAACAACAACTCTATCGGCTCGCGCATGAGCGAGTACGCGGGTAAAATTTCGGGGTACGCTACGGCGAGCAAGTCGGAATATTTTGCGGAAAGCTTTGCAGCGTTCAAGAAAGGCGAGTTTGACAAGCTCGACCCCGAATTTGTTTCGTTTATGCGCGGTAAGGCTCTTGACAAATCCGGTGGAAGTGGTATAATAGAAATGACAAGAAGAAAGAGCGGAGTGCACCGTAGAACCAACGCCCGTAACTTGCAAATCATTGATAAGCCGACATATAATAAGCTTACCTCTGATTTCTTAAAGCACGACGGCATTATTATTCGCGGAGAAGAGGCGGCGAAGCACCTAGGCGATACACACTCTGCTTCATATCTTCCGTCGCTGAACACTGCGTTTATCCGTGACGATGCCACGATATCCGAGGTTCTTGAAGAAATGTACCACGCCGAGCAGGATAGAAAGAATATGTTTGGAGATACATTGACTGCCGAGGTTTGGTTGCGCCGAGAAATTGATGCGCAAAAGCATCTGCTAAGTCTTTCCGAGAAATACAAAATTCCTCAGGAAGAGATTGAAGTTACAAAGGGAAACCTTGAACAGTACGAAGCCGAATTGAAAAAGCTACTTGGAGGTGAGTGACGTGAAGCACAAATATACGGTAATTGCTGAAATGCCGGTAAAAGACAGCGTAGTTTTGACACTTGACAGCCCTAGGCGCGATGATGATTTTTGTGCGGAACACATAGTTGTTGACGGTAAGAAAATCACGTATCAGCTTACGCACAACGAATCGCTCATTATCCTAAAAGGCGGGACGGGGTATCTTAACAAAGAGGTTACGTTCTGCTGATGATAAACAATTAAGCACCCTGCACCAAACAGGGTGCTTTTCCATTCCAATAACCAAGCGCTCCGACGGGGCACTATTTTTATGCCTGAAAGGATGAATAAAATGGACACCATAAAAGCAACACCTAAAGCTCCGCCGAAGCTTACATACGACGGCGAGCGCCTTTTCTATAATGGTACGGATATCTCGGAGCGCTGCACCGATATGACAGCAGTTATCACCGGGAACGGGACAAAGGTTACGCTAGTATTCGAGAATATCGACGTTGACATGAAAAAGGCTTTCAAGTTCAGATAATTCAGCGCTATGCGATAAGCACGGCGCTTTTTTATGTTCCCGATATTAATGTCGGGAACATCATGGGAACGCAGCGTAGCAAGATGATATGCAAGATCTTACTGAGGTAGTTAGGTGCAATTCTTCTCAGTAAAAAAGCACCAGCGGGGGCAGGACCCGCCGTTTCCATCATATTTGCACGTTGAGGAATCAGCGTGCTTTTTTATTGTCCGAAACACGCTGACGACGTAAAAAGCCCGCGCGGAATCAGCCGACAGGCTATAAACGGAGGTAACAACAATGGCAGACGAACAGAACACCCAGACCACACAGGAGCAGGGCGGCGCTCAGACCGCCGGAGGTGATCCTAACGTATCTACGCAAAGTTTTGCGCAAAACATTCCCGGCGATGTAAACCCGGACGGTATTGTGCGCAAAACTGGCGCGCAGGGGGCGGCAAAAACATTCACGCAGGACGAGGTGAACGACCTCATAAAATCCCGCCTGGAGCGCGAACGCAAGGGGCTTCCCAGCAAGGACGAGCTGGAAGCATTCTACAAGTGGCAGGACGACCAGAAATCCGCCGAGCAGAAGTCCGCGGAAGCTATCAAGGCACAGACCGACCGCGCGGACGCCGCCGAGAAGAAAGCCGCCGCTCTGGAAGCAAAGCTGCTGGCGGCTTCAAAGGGCGTAAAGCCGGACGCGGCGGACGACGTAGTAGCGCTGGCTTCGCTCAAAGTCAGCGACAACATGCCGCTTGAAAAGGCAATCGACGAGGTGCTGAAGAAGTATCCGCAGTTCGCGGGAGGTTCAGCGCCGACAACAACAGGGGTTCCCGGCGGGAACGGAAGCGCCGCGATTTCCGGCGTTGAAGCCGCGTTCCGCGCGAAGAACCCCGGAATCAAAATCTGAAAGGAGATTTAATTTATGCCGCATGAGGCTCAGGAGCGCTATTCTTCGCTTGTCCTTGCGAAAATGCGCTCGGAAAACATTCTTAAGGACGGTATCATCTTCAACAACGACTACGAGGGCGACCCGGTCGCAGGCGCGGTAAAGGTCCCCGTGCGCGACGGCGAGGTAAAGGTCGGCGACTACGACCGCAGCGCTGGCGGCGATCTTTCCGAAAGCTCCACCGAGTACCGCTCTATCCTCATCAACCGCGAGAAGTACGTCAACGAGCTTATCGACAGCTACGACGCGGCTTCTGTTCCCGACAACCTTGTCGCGGACAGGCTCAACAGTGCGGGTTACTCTATGGCGACCACTCTCGACCGCGACGGCGCTTCCACGCTCATTTCGCAGGGTACCCGCGTGAACGTCTCCGCTATTTCTGCGGCGACCGTGTACAGCGACGTTGTGGATATCCGCACGCTGATGAGCAAGGCTAAGGTCCCGAACGACGGCAGGCGCTATCTGCTCGTTACTCCGGATATCTACGCGGCTATGCTGAAAAGCCCGCTGTTCGTGCAGGCTTCCGCGCTCGGGGACGAGGTGAAGCAGTCCGGTGCGCTCGGTAAGATGGCGGGATTCACTATCTACGAGTGGAGCGACGACACCGCGAACCTCGCGATGATTGCAGGACATCCGCGTTATGCTACACGTATCAACGCATGGAAGGTCCCCATCGCGGTTAAGGACCTCTCGGACGGCAAGCACATCGGCGCTTCTGCGGTTCAGGGACGTTCCGTGTACGGGCATGAGGTGCTTCGCAAGAGCGCTATCTACGCGGTATTTTCCGCGGGTTCGCTTACTCTTACGCAGGGCGCGTTCGCTTCCGACAAGTGCAAGGTCACTGTTGCCGAGAGCGCTACGGACGCGTTCGCATACCGCGTGAATCCGGCAAAGCGCGCGGCGCTCGACGAGGACTTCACCGCCATCGCTACTTCGAACGCGTTCACCTCCAACAGCACGCAGATCTCCTGCAAGAAGGGCGACATCATCGAGATAATCGACCTCGACAGCAACAAGAAGTGCGTTAAGGTCGGCTATGTGACAGTAGCATGACGGTCACGGCTGAGTATTACTCCGAGAACTGGGGCGGCTGGGCGGATTCGGACGAGCTGACAGCCGCCCTCAGACGTGCGGAGATAATCGTTGACCGGGAGATATTCCCCTCGGGGTATACGGCGTCCACCGTGCCGGAAGTATGGCGTACAGCGGCGCAGAATGCGGTCTGCGCGCAGGCAGAGTTTATCCTCGAAAACGGCGGCGTTTCCGCGCTGTCGGAGACCACGGACGGCGGCTCAGTAACGCTCGGGAAGTTCAGCTATTCCGGCGGCGGGATTTCAGGCGGTTCCGGAGGTTCGGCGGGGAATTCGCTGTGTAGTCAGGCTCTGGCGCTGCTGGAGCCCACCGGACTTCTCTACAGAGGGGTGAGGATATGAGACCTATCCCGCGTTCGCTGTTGATACATTCGGCGGTGCTGTACGAGGAGCGGGAGAACTCGTGGCAGGAACGGGAACTCGTCGAACTGGCGAAGCTCACGCATATCCGCGTAGAGCCTGCGAGTAAAATGATGATCACGTCCGATAACCGTTCTGTTACGCTGTCCGCAACGCTTTTCTACGACTGCCGCAATAGCCTGCCGACTGTTGAATTCAAGCCGGGATACATCGTCGAATTTGGCGGCAGGAAGTACCGCGTCGAAACTGTCGAGCTGCTCTACGACCGTCAGAAACTCCATCATCTGGAGGTGGGATTGTGCCTGTGACGGTGAACATCAATTCCGCGCAGATTGCAATGAATATCCGCGCGGCTTCCGAAAAGGCGCTCGGGATAACCTCCCAGCAGGCGCTCGCGGACTGCAACGAGTACGTTCCGGACGACCAGGACGCGCTCGTCAACAGCTCGAATATCCACAGCGATATACTGCACGGGAAGCTCGTCTGGGCAACGCCGTACGCGCGGTATCTGTATCACGGAGTTCTGATGGTAGACCCGAAAACCGGCTCTGCATGGGCGCGGGAGGGTCAGACGAAGGTCAAGGTTTCGCCGGAGGTGCAGCTTAAATTCGATAAGCGCAAGAATCCGAAGGCCGGCTCCCACTGGTGCGAGCGCGCCCAGGCAGACCACGGTGAGGAATGGCGGCAAATCTACGAAACAGCACTGCGAAAGGAGCTGAACAAATGACGGCGCAGTTACAGGCGGTCGAAGCATTCCGGGCTTTTGCGGAGAAAACAACAGGACAGCCGGCGTCCGTCGGGCTTCTTCCGACCGGGGAGAGCATTGCATTGCAGGTCGTAACAGGTTCGCGGGAGTTCACCTCCCTCGACCTTGCGAACCGCCGGGCGGTGCTTTCCCTCGACGTGTTGTCGAAATACAAGAAACAGGAGCAGGCTTACGGCTTCCTCTGCGAAATAGCAAACGCCTGCGATACAGCCGGGCTCGGTGCGCCTGCCGTCAACGCGGAGGCACGCAGCGAGCCGTTATTCGTAGGCACGGACGGTGATTACTGGATATATTCGCTGTCCGTAGCCCTGCGGGTTATGATTTGAAAGGAGAATTTTTATGTCCCAGACATTACCCAAGGTCGCGGGTGTTGAGCTGAACCACGAGGTCAAGGTGTTCATCAACACTACCCCGGAGGCAAGCGGCAGCGCGACCTACAAGTCCATGTGCGAAGCGTTCACGAGCGTTTCCAGAGCGATGAACGAGGTGGTCCACACCGCGTCGTTCCTCAGCGACGGCGGATACAGCTCCAGCAACGTTACCGGATTCCAGCCGACTATCACGCTTCAGGGCGAATTCATGGCGGCGGACCCGGTGTGCGCTTATCTCGACAAGGTGCAGTGGTCGCCCGGCGCGGCGCGCGTTACTGATATCAAGATGAGCCGAAACGGACAGATAATCACCTGCCCGGTTACGCTGACCCAGATAGCAATCGCAGGTGGTAATTCCACCGACCCGAACTCCGTGACTGTAGTCATAGCGTTCAACGGCAAGCCCACCGTCGAGGAAGGGGAGTTGGACGACACCGGAGAGAAGAAATCAGGCTGAAACGTAATGACCGGGGCTGCGCGCTCCGGTCTTTCCATTCTGAAAGGAGCAGAAAATGTACCAGATAAAGAGATCGGAGAAGATACGCGACGCGCTGGAGCTGTGCAGCGAGGACAGAAAGCCCGCCGTAACGCTGGAGTTCGTCGTTGACATCGACGCTATCGCCGGGGAGCTCCGCAGGAACCTCACCGACATCACGACCGCCGAGCAGGCGCTGAAAAAGGCGGCTTCCGATAAGGACTACGCCGAGGCTTACGAGCAGTACGGCAAAGCGGTGCGCGGGGTGTTCTCGGTGTGCTTCGGCAGGGAGAACGCGGAGACCATCTGCGGGTTCTTCGAGGGTAATTACGTTGAGATGTCCGTCGCGATAGTGCCGTACATCTATGACGTTATCCTCCCCCGCGTGAACGAATGCATAGCCCGCCGCCGCGAGCAGCTCAAGGGTATCTACCGCAGGGGGAAGAAGCTCAGATGAAGCTGTACGAGCCGTTCCCCGACCGCATTACCGTTGACGGTCAGGAGTACCGGCTGACCCTGTGGTTCGACCGGGTGCTGCGGTTCTACGACGTCCTCGACGACCCCGACCTCACGCCGGAAGAAAAGACGGAGGCTGGCTTCTCATGGCTCGTGGACTGCCGGAAGGCTCCGCCGCCGGAGGTACAGAGCCGGGTACTCCAACAGCTTATGGACGAGGTGATAGCTCCGCCGCAGAGGAGGCTGTCAACGCAGAAGCAGCCGAAGAAGTGCGTTGATTTCAGCTTCGACGCGGAGGATATATACTCGTCGTTCCGGCAGGCGTACGGTATCGACCTGATCCAGGAACGCGGACGGCTGCACTGGTGCGCGTTCCTCGCGATGTTCCACGGGCTTCCGGAGGATTCCCCGGTGAAGCAGATAATGCGGATACGCTCGGAGGATATCCCGGCTCCGAACAAGCACAACGCGGAGTATATCCGGCGGCTCACGGAGCTGAAAACGCTGTATGCGCTGCCGAATAAGGGCGCTTCGCAGGCGCAGGACGGCGGGGGCTGGGACGGGCTGTTCAATATGCTGCGGGCGCAGGCTGAATGATTTCTGTATTGACATTTCCGGAGGGACGTGCTATAATGTAGGAAATAAACTTTTTGGAGGTAATTTCCTATGAAAATGTACAGATGTCCCGACTGTGGCAGAACGTCAACGTCAATGTACTGCGACGCCTGCGGCAAAACTATTCCCTCACAGTATGTGACATACGGAGCGGAAGCTGGTACGCCGTCCGGAATGGTGGAGGGTACAGACGCGACAAACATACTGCTTGAGAAGATAAGCCGCGCGGAGGAGCGCAATAACGAACTGCTTTCCGCTGTTCAGAAGAATACAAAGGTGGTTGCTGTCATTTCCATCATTTCTATGGTGGCGGCGGTCGCAAGCGCTCTGTTTACAGTGTTATCGTTGATTCGGTTCATGTAACGGCTTATAGGAGGTTTTAAGTTAATGATGAAGAAGATAATAGCATTTTGCGCAGCCGGCGCAATCGCCCTGCTTGCCGGTTGTTCTTCCGTATCGCAGGAGAAATATAATTCGCTTGAATCGGAGGAAAACAATCTGCGCGAGCAGTACCGCGAGCTGAGTGTTGAACACAACGATTTGCAGAAACAGTATGATTCGCTGAATTCCGACTACGAGGAACTGAAAAGCGAGTATGATTCCTTGCAGAGCGCCGCTGAATCCTCTGCCCAGACGACAGCCGCGACTACTACGGCAACGCCTGCAACTACCGCCGCGCCAGTGACCACCGTCCAGACTACTGCCACAACGCCCCAGACAACGAAACCTGTCGAAGTCAAGGCAACGATGGGCGAAACCAACGCGCTGAACAAAGCCAAGGACTACCTTAGCATAATGGCGTTTTCGTATTCCGGACTTATCAATCAGCTTGAATACGAGGGCTACTCGGCTTCCGAAGCTACATACGGAGCAGACCACTGCGGCGCTGACTGGAATGAACAGGCGGCGAAAAAAGCTGCTGACTACCTGGATATCATGAGCTTTTCAAAGAGCGGGCTTATCGACCAGCTCGAGTATGAGGGGTTCACTCATTCGCAGGCTGTTTACGGCGTTGAGGCTGTGGGGTATTAAAATCTGAACACAATCAAATACACAAAGCGCGTTGAGAAATCAGCGTGCTTTTTTCATGCCCGAAAGGAGGAAAAATGCCCGAAGGAGAAGTAGTATATCATATCCGGGGCGACAACAGCAAACTCCCCGACGATCTCAAGAACGCGGAGAAGATAATCGGAGATTCCGCAGATAAGGTTGAAAAAGCGGCTCTGGGAGCTATCAAGGCAATAGGCGCGGCTGCTTCCGCAGCGGCTGCGGCGGGTACTGCGATAGGCACGGCGGCGGTAAAATCTGCTGACGACCTGGACAAGGCAGTCAAGCGTGTTACCAGCGCCACAGGCGAGGGCGCGGCTGCCGCTGAAAAGTACTCCGAGGCGATAAAGGGAGTTTACGGCGACAACTTCGGCGAGAATTTCGACGACATCGCCGCGAGCATTTCCACGATAACTCAGAATCTCGGCGAAATGGACGCGGAGCCGCTCGAAAAAATCACCGAAAGCGCCTACGCCTTGCAGGACGCGTTCGATATGGACGTCGCCGAGACCTCCCGCGCCGCTAAGGCGATGGTGGAGAACTTCGGTATAGCTGCCGAGGACGCGTTCGATTATATCGCCAAAGGTGCGCAGGACGGCCTCGACTATTCCGGAGAGCTGCTGGACAATATCAGCGAGTATTCCGTGCAGTTCAAAAAGCTGGGGCTTTCTGCCGACGATATGTTCACCATCTTCGCGAACGGCGCCGAGAACGGTGCGTGGAACCTCGATAAGATCGGCGACGCGGTCAAGGAGTTTTCTATCCGCGCGATAGACGGCTCGGACACGACTAAAAAAGGCTTCGAAGCCCTCGGCTACGACGCAGAGGATATGGCGAAGAAGTTCGCACAGGGCGGCGATGTTGCCCGGGACGCGTTCCAGACCGTTATAAAGGTGCTCGGTGAGATGGAGGACCCTATCGCGCAGAACGAAGCGGGCGTGAACCTGTTCGGAACGATGTGGGAAGATCTCGGCGCTGACGCGGTAAAGGCTCTCGGCGACATCTCCGACAGCGCCTACGACTGTGCGGGAGCTGTGGACGAGATAGTCGAGGTGAATTACAGCTCGCTCTCGGACGCGCTCGGCGGTCTGCAAAGGCAGGTCGAGCTGTTGATACAGCCGCTCGGCGACGAGCTTATCCCGGTCGTTTCGGAGGTCATTGATAAGCTCGGCAAGATAGCCGACGAGGTCGTTCCGGTGCTGTTGGACGCAGCGGAGCCACTTGTTGAATCGTTGCTCGACCTCATCGACCCGCTCACGCTTATAATATCAGAGCTGCTACCGCCGCTCATTGAGATAGCCGCTGACATCGCGGCCAAGATTTCGGACTTTGCGGCGCGGCACCTGCCTACTCTGATATCCGCGCTCAAAGGTGCGGTCGATTTTATCGGCAAGGCTATCAAAGTAGCATGGGAAATGCGTGACGTTATCGCGGCGATAGTAGCGGCGCTCATCACGTTCAATACCGTTATCAAGATAGGAAACGCTGTTTCGGCGGCGGTTTCCGCGCTAAAATCATTCAAGGCCATCACTGACGCGGCGACAGCCTCGCAGATAGCCCTGAATGTTGCAGGCGCAGCAAATCCGTTCGTGCTGATAGCTTCGCTTGCGGCGGGCGCGATAGGCGCGCTTGTGGCTTTCAACAATACCACTGAAACCTCAGCCGAAAAGGTGAACGAGCTCCATAATCAGGCTATGCAGCTTAACGAAACCGCAAAGGATTCCGCGAACGCCGCAACGGAAGTAAAAAAGCTTTCCGACCAGTACAAGGCATTGAAAAATTCTGCTGATGACGCCAAAGAAACAAAGGAAAAACTTGAGGAACTGCAAAAGGCCTTGATAGATACCTACGGTCAGGAGGCTGCGAAAATCGACCTTGTTAACGGCAAGTATGAGGAGCAGCTTTCATTGCTGGGCGAGCTTATCGACAGCAAGGGCGAACTTGCGGAAGCTGACGCGAAAGCAGCATACTACACCGCGCAGGACGCGCAGGATACGGAATGGGCGCTGTCGCTGAATAATACCGATTCCAACAGCGCCTTGCACAAATATCTCCAGAAGTGGTTCATCGACGAATCCGGCGGGAATTACGAAGGAATAACCAGCGATTTGTTTTCTTCCACGACCGACTACAAATTCAAGGCGGGAACTACCTACCGTGAGCGATATGAAGCGCTTTCAAGAATGGTCAGCCGCATGGAGAAATATGCCGGCACGGACGCGTTCGACAGCGCCATCTACAGCCAGCTTGTCCAGGCGCGGGACGATATGTACGCAAAAATGACGGAGTTCGAAGAGATAGAAAGCACATTCAATGAGCTGACTGCTCCCAAGCAAAAACAGCTCATATATGGTTCACAAACGCAGGCAGACTACTATCGGAAAAAGTCGGGCGGTGGTAATACAGCCGCTCCCGCAGAAGAAACGCCCGCTGAACCCGAGCATGAAAGCACCTACACCTACAAGCCCTACACCCCAACCGCCGACACATCGAAAACCAAGACCAGCTCAGGCAGTTCGAGCAGTTCCACAGGCAGCCAGGGCAATTTCATCAGCATAACGTCGTATGTCCCGACCATGTGGGACAACGACCAGACAGCCGCGCTGAAATCCCTTATCGGCAAGGACGTCCTCGGAAAGACGGCCTCCGCGCACCAGATAAACGCCCTGACCGGCGCGATATCGGGCGCGGCTGAAAGTTCGTCCGCTTCGAAGGAGACCGACCTCGCCGACGTGATAAACGCGATAACCAAGCTGCAGCGCAAGGTCGAGAAGTTCGAGAACGCTTTCGGCGATATGACCATTGAGCTGACCGCCGGCGACCTGACGATAGGCAAGGCGTGCGTCCGGGACTGCAACATTATGGCGAAGCGCTCCGGCAAATCGCCGTTCAATTTCTAGGAGGTATCATGATACTAAAAATAGGCGATATCGACGTCAGCAAATTTATCCTGCCGCCGGATATCGCGGACACGTTCCGGAGCCAGTCGGTCAACCAGACCCTGAACGGTTCTCTGGTGGTAGACCGTATCTCCGAGCTTTCAAAGAAGCGCATTTCGGTGCAGTTCCCGATCGTTCCTCTTGCGAAGTGGGAGGAGATAAAGGCGGTCATAAAGCCGATAACGTTCAATGTCAGCGTTGACAGCAGCGTGTATTCCGTACATTTGAGCGGGGATATCCCGACCCCGGTGCTTTACGCGGACGGCGAGGACGTGATGTGCAGCGAAATTTCGCTGGTGTTCGAGGAGATGTGATATGCGGAACGTAACAAACGATTACCTTGCGCAGGTGCAGAGCTCTGGGCGGCAGTTCGGGGTATCCGTAAAAGTCTACGGCAACGGCGCGGAGCCGGAATCCCTGTGGCTCGGAGATATCATCAGCATTGATATCCTGCGAAGCTGCTCCGATCAGCTCCAGATAGGCGCGTGCATGTCGGACATGCTCACGCTCGAAACTAAGGCGACGGCGCTTTTCAACGGGCGGCTGAAAAAAGTTGAAGTTTTTTACCGCTGCACTGCGCCGGTGCTCGACTGGATACAGCTCGGGACATTCTACGTTGACGAAGCCGTCACGCGGAACGGCGTTACCGCGGTCAAGGCTTACGACATGATGAGCAGGCTCGACAAGCGCGTGAGCTGGGTGGACACCAGCAAAGCGACCGCGCCGACGTTCCCCTGCAAAATGCAGGCAATGCTGAATTACCTCTGCGCCCGCGCCGGGGTCACGACTGATTTCACCTGCGAGGACATCACGGTCGAGAAAGCCCCGGACGGTTACACTGCGCAGGAGCTTATCAGTTACATCGCGGCAAGCCACGGCAGGAACGCACGGTTTTCGCCGTCTGAGGTGCTGAAATTCCCGGATTACGAGGAGGTCGTAAAAACTGTTCAGCACGGACGGTGCTACTCGCTGGATATAGCGGGCGGAAGCGGGTACACGGTCAAGGGGATACTGCTCCAGCGCGGCGGCGACGATAAAATCTACATCGACGGCACTGCTTCGGAGTACGACGAGACCGCCGACGGCATAGTGACGGCTTATGACCCGTTTGCTACGGTCGGTATCGCGGAATACGCCTGGAGCAGGCTCGGCGGGCTGAATTATTCGGCGGTATCGCTCGAAATGCCTGCGGAGAATATCCTTGAGCCGGGCGACGTTTTCACGGTCGAGGACGCGGACGGCACGCAGAAAAAGGCGATCGTCATGGAGCAGGAGCTGTCGCTGACCTGCACTGGCGGGTTCGTAGAGAAGATATCCTGCACGGCGGAAAGCAAGGCGCAGAACCGGAGCACCGAGAACCGGCAGGAGGCCACGGAGAAGCAGGTAGCGACGGGAGCAACGTCTGCTGCTCTCACCGAATACAAATACCTGACCGACGCCTCGGTAAAATTCAACGGCACGACGTACACGATAGAAAAGGACGCTGACACCGGGCTGATATCCAAAATCAGCGACAGCGCGGGGAACGAGTTCGAGCCGGATATCTCGGCGGGGATCACGGACGTAGCAACGCATAACGCGGTGTTCTGGGCTGTAGCGATGTGCAGGGGGATTAGCAAGACGGCATTTATCATGGACGGAATATTCGGAATGTTCACGCCTGATACACGGGATATTTCGAACCTGCGCTGGAGAAATTCAGTTGCCGGGAACAACGATATCATTCTTACGGGCGGCTCGGAGAACGGCGAAGCGGTGCACTTTACAGCTAGTCAGTACGGCACGTTCAATTGCGCTGAGCCAAGTACAGTATATGCTATAGTAAAATCTGAGATTAGCAAGGCTGTCAACTGCATTATCACGAAGAGGCTTTCACAGCTGTCTAATTCTGAGCATTATGGTTTCGGGTTATTGCAGTTTGATGGCAATTTGTACTTTTCGTCTGCAGCGTATGATATTCAGCAAACAAACGTAAGTTGTATCGAGTACCATGTGTATTGCTTTACACGTGTGGACGGTGTTACTTATTTTTACATTGATGGTGCTCTTGTTGGGCATGTCGGTAACTGCATGACCGGGCAGTACGCGAGTATGATGTACCTCAACAACGAGTATCTCGGGTCAACAAGATTGGACGCACCAACAATTTGTGACTTTGTAATGTGTGCTTTTGGCTCGCAATACCACGATGAAGCAACGGTGCGTAATAACTCAGCGTACTTAATGAAAAAATACAAAATAGGAGGCAACACATGACATCAAAAACGATAGCGCTCACAGGCGCGGAAATCAGGGCGGATTACGGCGGAGGCACTAACGTCTGGCTGAGGAATGACAGCACAGCAGTCGTGTACGCTTCGGCAGAGGCGGGTATATCAGCGGGAGCGGACGGAGTAGTCAGCATCCCGGCGGGGCAGGCTATGAGGATAGACGGTGCTTGCGGGACGGTGTATCTGCTCGGCACCGGCTCGGTTCAGCTTGTAGGCTCGGACTACACCGCGTGCCCTTTTAAGACGTCAGCACAAGGCGGCTCGGGTGCTGACAGCGTAGCCAGAGCCGCCATAGAAGCGCATGCGGCTGACGCGGATATCCACGTAACAGCCGATGAGAAAGCGTACTGGAATACGCTGAGCGGAAAGAACGATCTTGACAATCCGGACTTCCGGGTAAATCAGCGCGGACTGAGCGAGTACTCCACCGGCTACACTGTGGACAGGTGGTATATCTCCACCGATAAGTGCAAAGCTGCTCCGGAATCCGATGGAATCCGCCTGACTGCTACAGCGGCGCTGACGTCAAACACCCACGCATTCTGGCAGAATATCGAATTCCCGCTTGCTCCCGGAAAGTACACGCTCTCGCTGAACGTCTCGGAGGTATCCGGGGTATGGTCGGCGAGAATCCGCACCGTGAACGCTTCGGGGGATTACGTGGACAGCTACTATACTTCGGTGCTCCACGAGGGAGTGAACAAGGTATCGGTCGACCTTCCCGATGGCGAGTACATCTCCGCTGTCTCCGTCGGGTTCAACAAGGGAACCGAAGCCGGAAACTCCCTGAAGCTCGCATGGGCGAAGCTGGAGGGCGGTTCACTGGCGACGCCGTTCGTGCCGCCCGACTACGCTGCGGAGCT